CGTCGAGCGCGAGGAGGGATCCCAATTTGGGCAGATCGTCGCCAAAAAGATCAAGTCCGCTCAAGATGGGTGGCGGCAGGATTTCGAGCTGAAGACGGTCAAGGCAGGCTTGTCCGGCGCCGAAAGCCTGGTGGCGGTTGGGGCTGGCGACGCTGGGCCCAGGGAGGCTCCCACAACGTCGGACGGCTGGCCGGAAAAGCACATCTGCCAACAGATCTTGGACGCCATTGGCGACGCCTGGAAGGACGGCAAGCCTTGGTCGTCATACCCCCAAAGCAGGCGGGATGGTCGCTACGCACCGATGCTTTTGAGCCAGTGGGGGGTGAAGGCTCCAATGGCTCAGATGATGATCGAGACCTGGCTGGCGCGGGATATTCTGGCGGTCGAGATCCGGGATGCGAAGAGTAAGACGAAGGGCTTGAAGGTAATCGGGAGGATTGATTAAAGGCTCTAGCTAAACTGGCGGAAGTCTGGCGGAAGTTGAGGGCATTTGGCGGAACTTGGTATCGTAAGCTCTTGAAATCATTTGGCGGAACTTGTTGGCGGAAGTCTGGCGGAACTTGGCGGAAGTGGCGGAACTTGGGGTCGTAAGCCATTGAAATCATTGGGCGGAAGTCTGGCGGAACTTGGCGGAACTTGGGGCCTCTATTTACGTAGTAAAATAGAGAGGCCTGCGGCCCTCGCTAGGGGCTCGGGCCGAGGCCTTGGGAATGGTCAACAGTTGGAGATCGAAATGGACAGCGAAGAGAAATTGAAAAAGGTTAAGTTGAAGACAAGGAAAGTCGGGTCGCGGAAGCTGGTCGTCCGCGACGACGAAACGTTTGTCGGTCGTCAGGGTGATTGGTTGCTGGTCAAGATTGAGGGGTGGAGCAACCCTGACTGGGTGTCGCTCAAATTGTTTCGACACGTCCAGGGTCCGAAAAATTTATGGCAGGTCGGGGTGTCCACTAATCGCAAGCGGTTCGCCCAGACCAGGGATGCAAGACTCCTCCAGGATCATCATCCTGAGATTGCGGACTGGGTGCTTGATGTGGTCGTCCAGTCTCTTGCACGGCAGCACCACGGCACGACGGCACAGGAGGCACAAAATGGCTAAGGACAAGAAGGCGGTTGAGGCGCCCAAAAGCGTCCCAGGCTTTCCGGCGTGGCAGCAAACGCCGGCAACCTATATCGCCGGGCAGGAGGAGATTGACGAGCTGGATCTGGTCGCAGCGGAGATGGAGCGCAAGTGGGGCGTGGATCGGCTCCGGCTTCTGGTCTCAAAAGAGCTGCGGGAGAAGTTTGATCGGCAGCGCTACAAGGTCGCCCATGTCACGCAAAGCTCTGGCGACGTCATGGACGTGCGGACGGAGTGCAGGCGGATGATAACGGCATGGAAGGCCCTGGACGCGGCTGCGGAGGCTGCTGGAGCCTCTCGGCTCGATCCTGAGGTCTGGGAGGTGGCGGGAAGGGCTGGGGCCGTGTACGCCATTGTGAGGACGGTTGGCGACGCTCGGCGGGTCGTGGCGAGCAAAAGGTTCGTCCACGTCTATTCGCTGGACGAGATAGCCAACCTGATCGACAATTTCCCAGAAGTGGCGAAGATCAAGCAAACGTTCCCAGGCGCGGCCGTGGTCAAATCCCGGTCGTGGATTGATGATCCGCTGGATGGTCTGCCAAATGCAAAAACGCCGCTAGACGATCCGATCCCGTTCTAGCGGCGTTTAAGTTATCGAGAGATTTTCTTAGCGAGCCATTCCATGTCGATCTTTCCTTCCTGGAGGGCGTCGAGCACCAGGACGAGGCTTTGCGGGACTGGGTGGATCCCGGCGCGCCATTTCTCAACGGCGCGTCGGGTGGTCTTGGCCAGGATGGCGACGTCAGCCACGGTTAGCTCCAGGGCTGTCATTCGGTCGATCAATTCCTCGGGGGTCAATGGTACGCTCCCACAAGGTAGGATCGAGCCGTGTTCAGGCTGTACAGGCGGCGAACGTCTCCGTGGATGGTGATGGCGATCCAGTTGCCGAAACCGTCATCTCGTTTCTTGCCCTTGGCGATGTGGCCGCAGACCTTGCCAAAGTAGCGGACGGTGTAGGTGCCGTCCGTGTTCTTTTCGGTCAAGATTGCTCCCAGGGGGTTACGAAGTTCCGTCATGCTGCATCCTCTAGCTTGCGGGCCTTGGCCACCATGTCGTTAAACGCCTGGGCGACGATCTTCAAATCATCGTAGGTCACGCCTTTTGGCGGGAAGATTAGGATGGGCTGGTCGAATTCGCCCCGTTCTTCCAATGCAAGCCAGCAAAACTCCTCGCCTTTGTCGGCTCTCATCACGGCGTTTGGTCTCAATCCAATACGCACGCCAATGTTTAATGCTTTGCTCATGTTATCCTCCTCAGGCTGCGATCTTCTTGGGCTTGATACGCACGACGGGAAACGCTCCGCCCTCGACTTTGCACGCCTTGATCTGCTCGGGGGTCAGGTATTGCTTCAGCAGCTCCTCGCTGATCGAGACGCGGGCCTGCACGGCGATGTCGAGGTCGGCGGTGTCGCCTTCCAGGTATCCGTAACCGCCGGCGATTTCGACGACGGCCTTCTTGGCGGCCTTCAGTTTGGTCTCAGCCGCGTCGAAGGCGGCCTTGACGGCGAGATAGTTTTCAACGGCGGGGACGATGTTGCTCATAGTGTCGATCTCCAAAGAATAGGGAAGGGGAAGGAATCACGCGGCCTGAGCCGCGTTCTCCTGACTGGTGCAAACGTAGGGTTTGTTCCACTTGCCAACGTTGATGTAGCAGTACCAGCCGACATCGAAGTAGTCGGATTGGCTGTCGCTTCTGTCCCAGTTGCCCTCCATCAGCACGGGCCAGATCTCTTCAAGGAAGGCCAGGGCGACGCCGGAAAACTGTTCGTCGTACCGATATTGGCTGACCTGGATCCGGTCCTTCGCGGGGATGAAGTCGGGCTTGAGGCCGTAGGGCTTGGCGGCCATTGTCTCGTTGTAGTTCTGGGCGAAGTTGATCGGGCCCTGGCTGATGTTCAGGTACAGGGTCGATCCGTTGCCAACCGAGAAGGTCGCCTTCAAGCCGTACTTCTTGAGGATTGGCTTTGCCTTGGCGACGATCTGGGCTTTTTTCTCCTGGGAAATGTAGGCCATAATTCGATCTCCATATGTTGGTCAGCTCTTTCGCTGACATTGTTACTCTATGCGAAGTTTCTTCGTATGTCAACAGCAAAAGCGATTTTTTTTCGCTTTTTTTGTTTTATTCTTTGTAGTCGGTCCAAACGCTACGCACCTCCGGGTAGAGGATCTCCTGGACCAGCTCATCCAGGATTTCCGTTTTTAGGTCAGTTGGGTGTTTGCCATATTTCAAAAGGCAGATGTCGATGTATTGCTGGAGCTGCGCGGCCGTGGGTTCAGGATCTCCCAGCGCCGCTGAAATCATAAAAGAGTCGTAGGCGTCTTGGTCGGCATATTCGGTCATGGCTCAAGCTCCTGCTATCACACTGAAGGGGCCTTCGGCCGCCTGCTTGGCGTAAAAGGCTTTGGCGTCCTCAAGCACCTGGGGAAGCATCGCCACCGCGGCGGCTTGCTGCTCGTTCACGGCCTTTTGGGTCGCGCGGGCGTTCATCTTGACGATCACGCCCTTACGATAATCGCCAAACATACTGAAGGTTGGGCACCCGTTCTCGAGGCTTACGACCTGGGCGGTGCTCGCGAACGCGCCGCTGTAACGCTTCATGGTCAGGAACATGATGTATTTGCCTGCGCCCAATTCGGGGGCCGGGATCAGATTTCTCGCTTCCCAGCCGTAATCGCCTTTGAGAGCCTTGATTTCCATTTTCATATCTCCTGTATCCAACTTAGACAGTGTATGCGAAGTTTCTTCGTATGTCAACAGGGTCACGCAACTTTTTTTGAATTTTTTTCTGCTTCTGCCATCACCAGGTCGCGCGCCTCCTGGGCGTCGTTGAGGGTCTTCCCTTTGTTCTGAGCGGCGACTACCTGGGCGGCCGCCTGAAGGGTCGGGTCCAGGATCGTCATCACGCGGACGCCGGAATCAACCATGAAGAGCAGGCCGCCCATGATGTAGGTCTCGACCAGGCCCTTGCGTGAGATCTTCTCAACAGTCGCGAAATTGAACAGGCTGCCGCCCGCGGTTTTGGTCTCGACCAGGATCGTTGCGCCTTTCTTCGTCTTGCTGGGGAATTCCTTGCTCATGTCGATCTCCTTAGCCGAAAGCCACAATCTCGCCGGTGGCGATGCTCTGGGCAAAGAACGTCATTTCGGCGGGGTCATATCCGAACGCTGCGGCGTCCTGCTTGGCCCGTGCGATGCCGGCGGCCGCGTTTTGCTTTGACCAGGTGAAAGCGAGCACGGGAGCCTGGTCGTCAATCTGGAAGAAGATTTTGAAGGTCGGGGTCATAGGTAACTCCATCTCGATCTGACTAGGATATGATATGCGAAGTTTCTTCGTATGTCAACAGGGTTACGCAACTTTTTTTGAATTTTTTTCTATTGAATAAACGTCGCCGCGTTTGTCGATTGCGTCGTAGCAACCTGGGTTTTTCTCGTCCTCCTCAATGAAGATGCCGCCAATCTCTTCCAGGTAGGCGACGGCCTCCGCGGCCGTTGAAAACTCCTTGACGGTGACGGAATAGCAAGGGGGCATAAAGCGCGTAATTTTGAAGGTGTCCATGTCGATCTCCATAGGAAGGGGAGGGGCCGAAGCCCCTGAAGTTACGCTTGCTCAACCCACTTTAAATTGAACACGCCGGGATAATATTCGCCATTCTCAACCCAGACCTTGCCGGTCGAACTCGGCTTGTAAGGCGGGCTGCCGCCCAGGAGCTTCATTTCTTCGCCTCTGAAGCTCACGATCATCTGGTTCATTTTCACGGGGACGTTGGTTTTTTCGTCCACCAGGATCCATCCGTTCTTCGTCATGTCGATCTCCATCAGTAGGAAGGGGAGGGGCCGGAGCCCCTGGGTTACTTGCCGGCCGACAGTGCCGCTTGTTTCAAGTCAATCGGGGTGAACGCCTGCTCGTAGAGCCGGCCGTTCCAGGCGATGAGCGTTACGCCCTGGTAGGACGAAGCGGAGCCCTTGATGCCGTCGAAGGTGAAGGTCCAGAATTTCATGTCGATCTCCAAATCAATCTTACCCTTAGAATATATGCGAAGAATCTTCGTATGTCAACAGGGAAAAGAGAAAAAAATGCGTTTTCTTGTAATTTTTTTTTGATGCAGTATCTTCAGAGAGCGTCAAATTGAATTAACCGCAGAGAAATCAAATGTCTAAGAAGCCCGAAGACGATGCGCCAAAGCGTGGTCGAGGCCGTCCTTCGCTTTACAAGCCTGAATATTGCGAAGTCGTGGTCGAGCTGGGACGCGCTGGGAAATCGATGGTCCAGATGGCTGCGCAGTTGGGCGTTGATCGCGCCAGCATCATGCGCTGGAGGGACGAACACGAAGAATTCCGCGCATCTCTATCGCGCGCGTTGGTTCTCGCGCAGGAATGGTGGGAAGATCGCGGCCAGATGGGTCTGCACGATAGAAACTTTAACGCGGCCTTATGGATGAAGATCGTCGCGTCTCGGTATCGTGAGGATTATGCTGATCGGAAAGAGATCACCGGCGCGGATGGCGGCCCTCTGAAGGTCCAGGCGTCCGTTCTGGACGTCGCGGCGCTCGACGCCGAGGACATCGAGGCGCTCGAGGCGGCGTTGCGCAAGGCGGTGGAGAAGGCGAATGGAGGATGAATTCCTCTCGTCCGGGTGGCACTGGACCTACGGCTGGGTGCGCCGTCGCCTGCTCGATAACGCGGACGGCTACTGCTACGAAGCGCCTGACGGCGATTTAATCTATTCAGACCGTCCGACGCATCGCCACGCGGCGTTCCTCGAAGCCTGGCGCGACGCGGACACGAAAGAAGCATATCTGACCTTCTCCTGGGTTCCGCGCCATGCGCCACTGAGGTTTCGCGCCGAATGACCCTCGCCATCCGGTACAAAGGCCAGCTCATCGACGTTCATAAGACGCTCATGGCCATCGAGCGACGGAAGCTGGAGGCGTCGCTTTACGATTTCACCGTCGCGGCGTGGCCGGTCGTGGACTCGGCCGAATTTGCCCACGGCGGCTACGCGCTCCAGGCGATATGTGAGCACCTGGAAGCCTGCTCCTACGGCTACATTCCAAATCTGCTCATCAACGTGCCGCCCCGGTTCTCGAAGTCCACGCTTTGCGGCGTCATGTTTCCGGCCTGGGTCTGGGCCCAGAACGACAACACCTCGCTTGCCGGCCCTGGCGCGCAGTTCCTCCACGCTTCCTACGCCATGACGCTGGCGCTCCAGGATTCGGTCAAGTGCCGCACCCTGATCGAAAGTGATTGGTATCAGGAGCGGTGGGGCGAGCGGTTCAAGCTGGTGGCGGACCAGAACACGAAGACGCGTTTCCAGAATGATCGAAACGGGATCCGCAACACCACCTCGGTTGGCGGCTCGACAACGGGCCTGGGCGGCTCGTACCTGATCGGGGACGACCTGAACAACTCGGCTGAGGCGTACAGCGAGGCCATCATTCAGTCTACAATCGACTGGTGGGATCGCGCCTGGTACAACCGTCTCAACAATTCTCGCCCTGGCTACGGCTGCCGTATCGTCGTCGCGCAGCGGCTCTCGGAGCGGGACATATCCGGCCACGTCCTCGAACGGCAGATCGGCGAATGGACGCACCTCTGCCTGCCAATGCGCTACGACCCGTCGCGCTCGTTCCATACCGTCCTCGTCCCGGCCTGGGCGAACGACGGCGAGGAGCTGATCTGGCAAGACCCGCGAACGAAGGCGGGCGAGCTGCTCTGGCCAGAACGCTTCAACGAGGAACAGGTCGTCCTCCTCGAACAGACCCTCGGCCCGGCGGCTGCGTCCGGTCAGCTCCAACAGCTTCCGCAGGTCTCCGGCGGCGGCGTCATCAAGTCTGAGTGGTGGCAGTTCTGGGCGGCGGAAGAATACCCGCCAATGGATTACGTCATCGCCTGCCTCGACACGGCCTACACCGTGAAGCAGGAGAACGATTACTCGGCCCTGACCGTCTGGGGCGTCTTCTACGGCAACCGGGAGACGACCACCACCAGGTCGGTGGATCGCTACGGCAAAGAGATTGTGGACGATACGCCGGCCGATTTCCGCGATAACCTCGAAGCAATCCCGAAGGTGATGCTCATGTCGGCGTGGCAATCGCGCCTTGAGCTTCACGACCTGGTGACGCGGGTGGCGGAGACCTGCCGGGATCTGCAAGTTGACAAGCTCCTGATTGAGAACAAGGCGGCGGGGATCTCGGTCGCGCAGGAAATGCGCCGGTTGTACCAGGGCGAAGGCTTCGCGGTTCAGCTCTACGATCCTAAGAGCCAGGACAAGCTGGCCCGGCTCTATTCGGTCCAGCACCTCTTCGCGGAGGGGATGATCTTTGCGCCTGATCGCGCCTGGGCGGATCTAGTCATCAACCAGGTTTCGGCCTTCCCCAAGGGGCGCCACGACGACCTGGTGGATACGGTGTCGATGGGGTTGCGCCACCTGCGTGATTTGGGTCTTCTGACGCGGAGCGCCGAGCGGTCGCGGGACGTCGAGGCGGCGAAACAGTACCAGGGCGCGCCGCCCCCGCCCTTGTATCCGGTCTGAGGGGATTATGAGCCGAGTTCTAGCTAACGCCGTTGTCGATGTTTTGCGCGAGCCTGCGCCGGCCGGGCTGGGGCAGTTCCGGGTCGAGGTCTGGGGCAAGGAGCCCCACGACTATGCGCGCGTCTATACCATTGACGCAAAATCCGATACTCTCGCGGCTCAAGAGGGGCTTCGGCGGTTTGTCGAAGAGATTGAGACGCTTCTATCGAAAAGGGATTAACCGATGCCGGTGCCTGGCCTGATGCCCAATCTCCGCCTTCTTGGCGATGCGGA